AGCACGAGGTCGCATTGCTGGATCTGGAACGCCTTTTTATGAACCGACTGGATCGACGCGAACATAAGGCGGGCGCCCATGTCGCGGCGGTTGAGCCCCGCCGAATAGATGCCAGCGGGGGCTTCGGGCCATAGGCCCATGAGTTCGGCATAATTCTGCGCGACCAGCTCACGGACGTGGGTGAGCACGATGACGCGCGATTGCGGGTCGACGTCGAACATGAGGCGGCACCATTCGGCGATGACGAGGGATTTGCCCGCGCCGGTTGGCAGCACGACAAGCGGATTGCCGGGGTTGCTACCGAGCCAGTTCCAAAGGTCGGCGAGCGCCTGGTCCTGATAGGGGCGAAGGGTAAGGCGGCTCATCGGCCCAGCCTCCGCACATCGTTCGCCGCAGCGATACCGGATATCGTCTTGGCATGGCGTCCGACGATTTCAGCGATGCGAGAATATTTTATGGGCGGGTACTGGCGGATAAGAGCAAGAATGCGGTCCCTTTCCTCCGGTGTGATCGATGGCCCTCTCATGCCAGCACCGCCCGGCCTTCGTCGTGGCCTTCATCGACCCACTCGCTGCCATCGGGGCGGCGATAGATGATGCTGTCGCCGCGAATGTCGACTTGCTCGGCGCCGATCAGGGCCGGAATGAAGCGGTGCGACGGGCAGCCTGCCTCTTGATCCTTGAGCGTCAGCGCCCGCACATTTTCGGGATCGAGGCTGCATGTCCAACCGCCTGCACGTTCCGGCGTCGAATTGAGGCATGTGCGGCAGTTGCGCAGCGGCGCTTGATCGCCATGGCAGATGGCTGCAAAATCGCACCAGCGGCACGCGAAGCTATCCGGCCCGCCGATCGTGTCGAGCGGGCGATCGGCGAAAATGATGCGCTCGGCTTTTTGTTTCAGGACGAGCGCGTGTGCGGGGTCGGCGTTGGTCCGAACCGCCGTTTCCTTGCGGGCGCCAGCCGACGTGCAGACGAGCCAATGCCGATCGAGCCCGGCATAATCCATGTAAAGGACGGCCTGCCCGTAATAGACGGGGTTCCATTTCGCGAGCGCGTTTTTCTCGCCCACCGCGGCGCGGGCCTTGTCGAGGTCTGTCCATTTCTCCGACGCCTTGGCCTCGCCGACGTGCCAAGTCAGCGGCGCTTGCGGCAGTCCGAGAATGACGAAATCCATATGGCCGCGAAAATGCCCGCCAAGGTCTTTGAAGCCGAATTGTTCCCCGGTGTCGTCGGTGTCGTGGACTTCTAGGTTGTCGACGGCCTTGAGGCGTGCGATCAGAACGGCCTCGGATGCGTGACCGTCAGCAAAGCGTTTCAGGGTTGCGGCGTCAAACGCGGGGCGCATGACCCAGCGGAAATTATACCAAAGCTGGCGGCTGCACTCGGCCGCGATCTGCGACATGCCGAGATAGGCGCGAAAGCGGGGCTCTTGTGCGGCGACCAATGCGGCGTCAGCTAGGGCTAGCGCGGGGTCACGCTTATCGGGTATGGCAACCACTGCCATCTCCTTTGCTTTTGTCAGTCAGGGAAATCGGCGCCGGGGCGGCGGGCTCAATCTACCGCCCCGGCAACCGGGTTAGGCGCGCGGGTTACGCGGCCTGTTTATTTTTCCAAGGCAGGCCACCGCCCGACGACGGCGCCGAACTCGCGGCGGATTGCGCCGGCGCTGCCGAAATGCCCGCCGACTTGGGCTTATAGGTGCGGATGCTGTTCGACGGGCTGCCGGGCTGCTGATTGCCATCCTTGTCGGTATACGGCTTCGCCGGATCGACCTTGACGACGGCGATCATGGGGATGCTGTGCAGCTCGTTGGTATCGCCGACGGCGAGCTTGCCGACCGCGACGCACAGTGCGTTCATGCTGCGCTGGGCAATATCGACCGCCTTCTGGTTTTCGTTCCAGAGGTTGAGCCGGTCGATGATCTTGCGCCCTGCTTCGGGGCCGTCGAGGATGACCATTTCGAGCTGAACGTAGCGGCTGCCCTGCTTGGCACCATCCTTGATGTCGCTGCTTTCGATTTGCACGAGATAGTCGCCGGGCGGAACGGGGGTGTAATCGCCGGCCACATTGTTCGCGTCGGCCTGATAGGTGCCTCCGAGATTTGCCATAAATAATAGTCCTTTTTGTCAGTCAGGTTGAAGGTCAGGCCGCTTTGGCCTGGGGCGTTGACGCGGCCATGGCAGACGCGAGCGCCTCCCAAGACAGCGGCAATTGGTCCGGCAACTGGTGCCGGTTCTTGGCGAGGAAAGCGGGGCGCTCCTCGGTGTAGATAACGCGGTCGCCGGTGCCGATCGCCCGCGCGATCTTCTTCATGCCGACCTCGGTCTTGACGACCGCTGCGGGCTTGAAATTGGCGAACAGCACCATGTCGGCATGTTCCTGCACGAGCGCCGACGCGCGTTTGTCGAGCTTGATCTGATAGCGATCGTAAGGTTCGCTTTCCGGGCTATCGAAACGCTTGACCTCGGCGTGGGCGGTCTGAATTACCGCCATGCCCTTGTCGTTGCGCAGAGCGTTGACGGCTTCGAGATAGTCGCGCCAGACTTCGAGCGTTGCGACATAGCCCTTACCGTAGCCCGCATCTTCGATACTCGCCCATTGCTTCGCGCCGGGCGTTTCGTTGTTGCGGCGGATCGTCTCGGCCCACACGAGCGGTTCGAGCCAATCGAGGCTGTCGACGATGAGCGTCTGGAATTGATGATCCTCGCTATAAAGCGCGGTCATCGCCTCCATCACGTCGCCGAAGGTTTTGGCCTGCGGAAAGGCTTCGATATCGAGGCCGACCGGTTGGCCATCCTCGATATTGATCATCACCGGATTGGGAGCCGACGAAGCGAAGGTGTTTTTACCGACGCCGTGCGGCCCGTAGATGACGATGCGCGGCGGCTTGGCGTCGCCGACGCGGTTGAGCGATGCGAGAGAAATAGCCATTTCAGTTGCTCCCCTTGATCATGATCGGGTGCGAGTGCTTGTGATAAGGCTCAAGAACGACAACCGCCCATCCGTCGCTAATCGGCCCGCCGATCGCAGCTTCTATGGCTTCGCGAGCGCCGTCGTGAAGGTTGCCGCTGTTGAACTGATGGCTCATTTCAATAGCGAAGCTGTCGTGCCATTTGCCGCTAGGCTTGAATCTATCGGCGCGGACGAGACTGTCAGAATTTGCATATCCCATCACGCCGCCTCCCGCTTTGCCGGTGCGAAGGCGAACGACGGCTTGCCCGCCTTCACAGTGCGCGCGGGCGTGAACAGGTCAGACAGCGCCGACGGCCATGCCTGATATTTCGATTCCTTCACCGAAAGCTTGGTGTCGACATATTCGGCAGGATCCTCGCCCATATCGCGCAGCTTGGCGACGGCCCCGGCGAGTTCGGCCTGATTCCAGTCGACGCGCTTGGGGATGGTGACGGTGATGTCATAGGTGCCGTCGAGCCGATGCGTCGTGCCGGTGTCGTTGATGCCCGCTGCATAGCGGCGCACAAAGCATTCGTGCAGGACGCCGAGCATTTGCGCGGCGGCAGCGGCGTGGCGCTCGGCTTCGGTTTGCAGGTTGACGAGAACGTCGACCGGCAGCTTGTCCATGACCCCCGGCGAGGTGTCGGGCAAGTCCTCCAGTTTCAATACGTTTTCCATAGATTGTTCCTTTGTCAGTCAGGATTTTCCATTGGGTGTCAGGGTCGGGTGCGGTTGGAGAGAGGCTGACGCGGCAACAATGAAATCCGTGCGGTCCTCGCGGATCCCGCCCTCTCTCCGCATTCTGTTAGGTCGGGTGCAGCGGCGCGATGGTGACGCGCGCAATCCCGGCCAGTGTTTCGTCGCGTTCGATCAAGATGCGATCGTTGTAACGGTCGTCAGGAATCGGCAGTTCGCGAACCAGCACGTCCTCAATTGCTTTTGTGCAATTGCTGGCGTCGCGGCGGCGCTCGACGAGACCAAGCCGCATCGTCAGCGACATTGGCGTCTCGCGGCCGACCTCGGGTTTGCCAGCGGCGCGCCATGCGGTGATGACGTGATAGCGCGCCTCTTCGATCCAAGACTTATAGGCCTTGGTCTTGACGCGCCCGCCGCCATGCGCGTTCGCGAACAGGTGATTGGCCGACGGCGGCAAAGGCAGGTCGATAGTCAGCATTATGCGTCGACCCGCAAAGCTTCGATGTCGGCGATGTAGGAGCCGAGTTCGCGATACGCCTCTTTGAGCATCGGAAGGGCGTCCAACCGCTCTTTCGGCAGCTCGACCACACCGCCGGGCCCGGTAGGCGAACGCATCCGGCAGATTGTCGCGACGGCCTCGGCCAGAGGCGTCAGCGGATCGGACGTTTTGCGATCGATGTTTTCGGCGCGCGCGCCATAGAGGCGATGATAGGGGTCGACATAATGGGCGCCATAGCGAGCGCCGATGCGAGCGATCGTGACCGCGTTAAGGTCGGCGCGTT